GGCAGGGTGGGGCCCAGAATCCTCGTGGAACCAAGTTCCACGCTCGAGCAAAGGCTCGAGGACTACTTCTGTGAAAACAGGAGTGTATCCGACATTTTTGAACGTCGGATAGCCCCTCAATTTCTTGAGAGGTTTCTGGGTACGCGTAGCGCACCCACGTTCCTCTCGGACTTGTGTCCGAGAGACCAACAGCAAGTGCTGTTGAGAAATCTTTATTTTAAGGTTTCACAAGCTTTCAAAGTAAAGCTCAGGCGCCGGTTAGATAATCGGCACCTTAACCAAGTCCGATCTTGGTTTCACACTGCCAATGCGGCAGTGTTCGCGTACTATTGTACGAGTGACGACCCGGAAGATTTCCAGGTCGATCGTCTAACGCGTTGGGCGTTAGAGAACTGCGCAAATAATTACGCACAGTTCCAGTCAGACTTCAAAAGTCTGAAAAAGGGCATGAGGAAGTCGTTTGCCCTGACCGGCAGGATCGATTCCTACAAGCCGAAGGCACATATGGTGCCCTACTACGAGCTTTTCAAAAAGAAGCTCGAGTTCTCCTCTCCAGCAGAGCTGGGGAGGTATGTCCTGACCTGGTGTCAAACCAGAGCCACGGGCATGGCGGACCACGTCATGGTTCGCAATTCTCTTGAAAAATTTAAGAGAACGGTTCAGGAACCTTCTGAGAAGGTCTTAATACCTGAACCTTACCTCCTGGATGCTACCAGGATGGCAGTGAACACCATGGGCGTTCACGCAGTTGTCTCAGTTGGGACAACCGCATGCCTAGAATCATCTAGGTCAAAGGGAGGCAAGACGGCCTTCCTTAAAGACACTCTTGCCAGCAAGAGGGTCTTGCGTTTCCGTTATAATATGGAAACGCTGGAGCCTGAGGAAATAACTCCTCAGCCCGTCAGAACACCTAATGACGTTCTGAGCTGGGCCGTACAAACGGTCCTACAACACCCCACGTATGTGAGGTGTGTGAGGGTCCACGCAGTTGTGGAACCTTCCAAGGCACGCACCATAACTGTCGCGCCTTACGCCTATCAAGTAATAATGGGCGTCCTGGCACACATGTACCAGGCGACTTTATGTCATAAACATGTAAAGTCCGGACTCAAAGCCGACCGTCATCTCTGGCGGTTCGTGCAAAAAGTCCTAAACCCGCAATCAGCGGAGTGGCAGCACCTCCCGGAGGGTGCTACGATCTATGCATTAAGCACAGATCTTTCCGAAGCGACGGACTTCGGTAATCTGACGGTATCCCGCCAGATATGGCAGTTTTTAATAAAACTGTCATCAGTCCATGAGGGTTTCCCCACTGGACTCGCTGTACTGGGCAAGACCCTGTACAATGGAGCACGATTCTTTTTCGTGCCTGACCAGTCCGGTAATTACGAACTGGTATCCAGACGAAGAGGCTGGATGATGGGAGACATGATGACTAAAGTCATCCTCACCATCGCTCACGATGCAATTTGCAGAATGAGCCGCCTACAAGTATATAGCCTTGTAGGAGACGATGAAATCGCACTAAGTGCGTCAGTTCATCAGTTGGTCAACCAGGTGACCAACCTTCAGACAATCTTTAAAGTGTCTGAAGAGGACACGTATGTATCGTGTCACCTCGCATTTTACTGCGAGGAGGGGACGCTTGTGCCGCAGAGGGCATCGTCCTCCAACCACGTCCAAATGAGACGTGGTGAGGAGCTATCGTACTTGGATTACCCAAGGTTTAGACTCCTACTACCCCAAATCTCTGAGGTAGATGCCTACTCGATGAGTAATTCGGGCAGGTTCGCGCTTCTGGGTAAAGAAGCGCGTTGGACTGACAATGTCAATCCAAAGGCACGCGGTTTATTTACCCGCGCGTCTCTTCTGCAGCACATTCTAGTGCCGCAAGAGCCGGACTGTATCAGTCCGTACCTCCCGATTGAAATCGGAGGGGATGGGGCGATGCCCCATAGCCCTCGATTCCTCGAGAGAGTGGTTGCGGATAAGAGCCG